CTTTAAAAAGTCTTGCTTTAACTTTACAACTGAACGACCAAACTCGTTAATTTCACCTCTATCATTTAATGCAGCTTTGCTACCAATAATGTCATCAAGGCCACGCTTTACTTTATCTAAGTCAGGCATTGATACATCAGTAGCATTTTTTACATCTTTCAATGTAAACGGCTCACGCAAACCAGTCGAGATTTTTTCAGCACGAGCAAACGCACCTAGCTTTTTAGAAGCATCAAGAATCTGTTTCAAGTCATCATCAAGAGAGATTGTTACTGTCTTTAATTGCTCGTACAAAGGAGTAGCTTCTACATCACGCTTTGTAATTAGTGATTCAACAGAGTCAGCCAATCGTGCGCCACTTGGTGACAGTTGCGCTTGTGCTGCATCTGCAATTCTTCCACCACGCTGCGCTTGACGATTACGAATGAATTGCTCTGTGTAGTTCTTGGTACGGCCTGGAAGCGTAGCCATCGTATCCAATAAATCACGAGTGTTATACCCAGATGATTCAGCCAAAATAGCATCATCACCTAGCTTTGCCATACGAGCAGCAACTTGGTCTGTCGTAGCACCATCACGCAACATTGCTTGCGCCACACGCCTACGAGCCAAGTCAACAGATGATGTTCCAAAGTAATCACGAACTGACTCTGGGACTATACGTTGTGCTTGACTTGAAATAGCTTGTTTAACAGGGCGAACAACCTTCATGCCTAGTTCAGTACCAGCACCAAGGACAGCACTTGTAGCACCTGTTTTGGCAGCTTCTTCTGGTACATTCTCCAACTCTTTAGCCTCACCTGCACCACCAACAATGCCAAAGCCTAGACCAGATGCAGCAGAACGCAGAACAGGGCCAACATTCGGGGCAATGTTTCGTCCAATGTTCAACATACCCAATGGCAAAGATGCCACACCCTGAGATACAGCAGCACCAATAGGTTGTTCTTCTTTGTAGCTTTCAACACCAGAACGATAAATGTCTCGTGCTTGTTGATAGCCTTTAGATGGAGATTCTCCACGAACCAAAGCAGCACCACCACCGACAAGACCTGCTAGTTCGTCAGCAAAACCAAGGGTAGGCCCTTGCAGAGCGGTCATTCCAAGACGAGTGCCTTTTGATAACTCTTTACCAGTTGTTTCCGCTTGGGTTGCTTGTAAAGATGATGGGAGTTCTTTGCCGTTAGCTAAATATGCGGCACGAATTTCTGCAACACTAAATCCAGCATCCAATGCTTCTTGAACTTTTTGATTCTCATCCATTACTGACCTCCTCTTGGGCGGTCAAAGCCCAAAATTGATTCTAGGCTTTTAGGTTTTTTTACAGATTCATATGGATTGACAATTAAGTCATCAGTACCACCAAGACCTCGATTGATTTTGCGATAAGTATTTAAAGAAGGCTCAATCATACGGCTACGCTCATCGACAACATCGTCAATAAGTTTCTTCATATTTTCTCGTTCTTTGGGGGTTAAACTTCCACCAGTTGTAAATTTTTGCGCTGCTTTTTTAATGACTTCTGGAATAGAAGGTACACCAATAACAGTAGACACGTCACCAGCTTGAACAGCGCCAGCAGGGTCATAAACTTTTGCCACATTGTAAATTAGTGCGCCATCAGCATTAGCATTGCCTTTTTTGGCTTGCTCATATGCCTTGTAAAACCCTTGCGCCCTCATTGCAGTTTCTGTTGCACCAGAGTCTTTTAGCGCACCTTCCCATTGATTTAATGTTTTGAGTTTTTGCGCTTCAACAGCAGTTGGGTCATTGATGTTTAATTGTGGTTGTTCTGCTTTACGCTGTGTTGACGCTTCAATGCGAATTTTGTCAATCGCATTAGGAATTGAACGCAACTTATTTACATCATCTGTTCCATAGAACATCAAAGCAGCATTAGCTTCTTTTCCTGTTAGCTTTGCAACTTTAGGTGCGCCAGCAGCAACTTCTTTGACTTCACCAGTCATTAGGTCACGCTGATATTGCTTTTCGCCTTCGCCCAGTTTAAAGGTTTCACCTGTCATTGCCTTCTGAGCAGCAACCAACTCAGCCAAAGTCTTGCGTCCTTCTGCTGTTCCCATCAATTGAGGAACGGCTCGTTGCAAATCAAAGCTAGGTGCAGTCATACCTTCACCCACTCGGTTACCCATCATGTCTTCGCCATAAATCTCTTGTGGCTTGGTGACAGCACCTTGGATAACGCCTTGAATACGCTGTTGTTCAGCTAATTGTTGTTGCTCTAACTGACGCTTGCGAATCATGTCTTGCAATTGAACATTCTGCAATTGACCTTGCAAGGCTTCTTGCATACCACCACGATATGCTTGCTGACCACGCTGTAAGCCTTCAGCAATAGACTGACCAGTATTCCCTCCTTGGAATAGTCTGCCAGCTAATGCGTAGAGTGCTTGTGCTTGTGCATCGTCACGATTACGAGCAATGTCAGCAGGTGACATACCGAGCAGACTCATCGTGTCTGCACCGCTAGTACCAAAAATGTCTAATAGTCCTGCCATGATTTAATCCCACCAGTTAGAGCCAAGTGCAGATGCTGCTGAATCTACAGTACCCATACCAGAATTACCACCAAGCCAATTAGAAGCACCATTCCACAAGTTACTAATTCCTGTAGAACCGCCTAGATTCTTGTACAAACCACCACCAACAGCAGCAAGACCTAATAGGTTTTGCAATCCAGATGTGTCGGTAGTACCACTAGTTGTTTGACTTGATACTCGACCTAATGGGCTACCATAGACCAATGACAGATAGTTCTGCAAGTTCTGTTGTGGTTGATTTTGCAAGAAGTTGAACTTAGCCATGTCTGCTTGCTGTTGCTGACCTGTATAACCCTCTTGGATTTGACCAGCTTGCAACATATTCTGAATGTCTTGGTAGTCAGCAGCAGACATTTGAGGCGCAGCCAATGTAGCTTGTTGCTGACGATTACGTTCATCTGCATAGTTCTGGTAAGCCAACTGACCAGCAGTATTAGCCAACTGTTGACCAAATGCGCCTGTGGCTCGGTCTTGCAATTGACCCATAGCGCCAGAGCCATAACGACCAGCCAAACTAGCCTTAGATGAAATGTCACCCAAAGTCTGCTTGAATTGAGTCTCAGCAGCTTGTGCAGCAGGTTGGAACGCACCCTGAAAGAAAGGATTGCCACCCAAGAAACCACCAGAAACTGTGTTCTGGAGTTGATTTTGAGCAGACTGGAGTAATGGGTTACCCAAAGAAGCACGAGCCTCAAGAGCCTGTAACCCTGTCTGAGTAGTAGTCGATGGACTTACATAAGTCTGACCACCATAGTACTGAGGGCCACCGCCCTGATACAACTGCTGTGCTTGTTGCAATCCATAACCTAGATATGGTTGGATTGTTGGGTCAATTTGTGATGTGGTAGTAGTCGCCATGTTTTACTCCTAGAGTTTCGGATTCCATAGCGGGTCATCCACGGAATCCATTATACATAAATTGTGAAAATCAACCAATAATTACATAACCATATGTCTTATCAGCCGTTGAATTAGCAAAGTGAGTCAATATGGCCTCACCCTTGCCTTGACTGCTTACATAAACATTTGTGTCAGCCAAAGGCGCAATATATTGAACAGTAGCAATAACAGCAGGAATAGCAGGTCTTGGTATCCCTGTATCGGCAGCAAAACTTTCTAAAGTAACGCCAACATTAGAAACAGCCCCTGCAATTTGAATGTAATCACCAGCGTTTAAATCAAGGAATATATTGACAGAACCAATTAAATGGCTAGGGTCACCTGTGCTTTTTCTTGCTGGCAATCCAAATCTACTAGCCGAACGAATAACATCAGTTCCATTTACTCGAAACCAAACGTCAGCATATTGACCATCATTTGTGGTGTTTTGCAGTTGTAATGAAAACTGAACGTTGTAAAGCCCACCATTTCTAACATTCATTCTTGTTGTGTTAGATAGGTAAACTCCATTTGATTCTTCTGTTGTATCAAATTCAACTACAGCCGATGAACCAACACTAGGTGCAATTTGGTCTGTATTGTTTGAAAACATACCATAAGGCGCAGCATCTGCAAACGCAGCAGCACTATATGGAACTAACAAAATCTTTGAATCTGCACCAATACGCCTGTCAATAATTGTAGTAGTTGTGGAATTGCCAGTCGCCAGAGTAATCGTCCCTGTGTTATTGGTCTTCCCATCCATGATTCCACGAACCACCTCTGCCACGGCTCGTTGGTCACCACCGAAAGCAGGTAGGCTTCTAAACATCAGCGAACCCCTTGACCAACAACATCAACATCAATAGCCACAGCATTTTTCCAGTCTGCGCCAGTAGGCACTAACTGAAGTCTGTGATATCTGCCAGAACTACGCAAAGAAACCCTGTTCTCAGAGTCTGCTGCTACGGCTGTTCCATAGTTCACACTTTGGCTTAATAAAGCACGAGAAGCTACCGCAATAGTCGCTGAACCATTGTCAACTTGTGGGCGAGCCAATGTCACTACAGAAACACCACCTAAGTCAATGTCGCCAGTAGAAATCTGCCCTGTAAGGTTTGCACCTGTGTATGTATAAACCTTTGCGCCTAGCGTACCACCAAGGAAGTACTTACCACCGATATAAAGACGAGAGTCAAGGCTTGTTGTCAATGCGTCAATAGAGCCTGAAATGCTATCCAACTGCTCAAGTGTTACAGACGCTGTAGAGGCTTCAGACAAGTAGTCTGTACCTGCATCTGCATATGTCCATTTTTTCGTTGCAAAGTTGTAAATAATTAGCTTACGATTTCCATCTGTAGCAACATAGTTCCATATAACCAACTTGCGCACAGGGTCAACAGCAGCAGACATAGAACCATAATCAGATTCTGAAGCGTCATCAATAAAGAATCGGTCAACCTTCTCACTTCCAATTGGTTGAATCGTTTGACCATCGCATAAATAGAAACCATCGTCAGATAAGAAGAATGTGATGCCTTGGTACTGAGCAATTGAGCCAGCAACCATACATCCCTTGTTACGAGAGATATTGTCAAACTGGAAAATGAATGGCGTACCTACATAGGTCATTCGGCTAATCGCTCTCTCCAAGAAAACCAAGCCAAATTCACCACCACGAATGCCTACAATTTGACCACCATCAGGAATGTCTTGATAGTCAGCCTGAGTATTTACATCCTCTGTCCAGTCTGTCTCATCATTGATTGCAGACCAGCGAACTCGATACTGCTTTTGTTCAGCAGATTCATAAGTATTAGCCACAACCACAAAGTCACGCACAACAGTAATGTACTTAGCAATAGGTGCAGAAGCATCCAAATCAGCAAATGAAGTGGATGTTCCTAAAGTCCATGCTTGCAACTTGTCAGCATTGTTTGTTGTGATGACAGTCTTGCCAAACTGAGTAAAACGAACCTTGTCGCTAATGCCAGTAGTCATGCCTGACTTAACCAGAGTCAATGCGCCAACACCATCAACTGTATAAATCTTAGTGTTGCCAGATGTAAACAACTGAGTTGTAGAGTCTGGATTCTTGGCAGCATACAGAGTAAGTAGTTCTTCAGCAGCAGTACCAGAAAAGGCTACAGCACTAGGGAAAGGGCCGTAACCAATAGCCTGAGAAACGACATTCTTAGCGTCTGTTAACGCACCAGAAATACCAGACTGGTCAGGCATCCATTCGCCAAGATTGATTCGTTGTGTAGGCATATCAGATATATGTTGTTTGCATTGCCAATGGAACGCCAGAGAATTGACCCTTCTCATCAGAACGAGTCAACGAATTCATAGCCCTGTCAAACATAGTTCCCCATGTGTTGATACGGGCGTCATTCATTAAATATGGCTCTGCTTCAAGCAAAGACGCATACAAAAGCAAATCAGGACAAACAGTCAAGAATGTGTTTGTAGTGTTTGAGTCGCTCAAGAATGTAGGCGCAGCGGAGTAAACCAGATTCAATGTGTAACCAGAATCAGGGATAGGAGCCAACTTAAATGTTGTCGCCAATACTGTGTAGTCCAATGGTTTGCCAGCATCCATGCTTCGTGAGTTACGAGAGAACAATGATGGAGATTCATAGTTCAATGGCATCACAGGATTACCAGCAACCACAAAATCCTTTACTTCCAAGAAATCAGATGGAATAGAGATTGTTGCCGTGCCAGACGTGCAGGTCAGTGTTGTCGATGTAAGCATCTGACGAATGCGCAAGTCTCTACGCAAACGCAATTCTGCCAAGCGGATAAAGTCTGGAATTTGTGTCGTCAGGTCAGAACGAGCCAAATATCCTGCGATTGTTGTCTGTAGTTCAGAATATGTTGAGAAGCTCATACTACTCCTGTTCGAGTTCTAAAAACTCGGTTATCTCGTTCATTTAGCCATGCCTTAAATCGCTTGTCATCAAGAACAGCAAATCCACGCATAATGCCTTGTTTATTCAGGTCATCAATCACAGTTAATGGGATAGATGCAACCTTATTGCCTAGCAAATCATCAGACCATCTTGCTCGCTCATCAAAGGAGTTGTATTCCTTTTTATTCTGCTCAAGAATTCCTGAAATATCTTGGCGAGTTTCAATGATGATGCCGCCATCACCATCCGAATGAACAGCAGTTTGTCTAAAGTTTGTCATAGTGCAATTCTATCAGTTTGACTAGAAAAGAAAATGCCCCAGAGGGTTAGTCTGAGGCACTTTTTGGGTCACTTAATGATTAGCTGATGTCAGCTACGATGCCGTGAGCAGCTTCGTTCTTCACCTCTAAGGTGTACTCAGCCAACAACTGTGTGGACTCATTGTCGCCAGTTACAGCCAATTCGTTGGTCTGGAAGGGACGCAGGTAAGACACAGCAGCCATGTCAGGGTCGATCACAAAAGCAGCATCAGCGCAAGAGTTGGTAGATGTCATGAAGCGGTTAGGCACAACAGAAACTGTACCGAAGTCGCTCAAATAGACGTCAGCCGCACCAATGATGGTTGTGGGAGCGTTAGAAGGAGCCATGAAGCGCTGAGCAGCGATACCAGCAAAAGCTGACACGGTTTGCTTGTGCGCAGGGTTGACCATCAAAACTTTAGGATTGCCACCGGAAGCGTAAACTTCTTTGATAACAGTCTTCAAGATTGTTTCAGTGAAAGTGCGGTCTGTACCGGTTGTCCGGGCAGTAGTACCACCAGAACCAGCAACTCCGTCAGTACCGAAGTCACCGTTGGTAGCCAACCATGCTTGCAGGCCACCCAGTTTACGAGCAGTAGAAGAATCACCGTTAGAGGCAACTTGGTTGCTCAACAAAGATGTTTCCATGTCGCGCTTGATTTCAGCAGAGGCTTTAGCCAACTGATAAGCCTTTTCAGACTTACGACCAGCTTTGTCAACTGATTGCAAAGTGCCAGAAATCTTGATAGTTTTCTGAGCGATCTGAGTGCGGTTACCAACACGAGTTGTTGGAGACATAGTAGCGTCAGATGCTGTTGCACCCTCAACTGCGTAGTTTGACAAAGAAGCAGCAGCCAAGCTGTCAGTCTGCCACTCGTGATAAACAGCAGTAGCCTTTGTCTTGCCAATTGAAGACATGAAAGGTGTGTCTGTGGGGCTGATGTTATAGATTACATCAGAGAGGTCTTCGCGCTGACCAATAGCGGTGTACGTTTGATATGTAGCCATTTTAAAACTCCAAAATTAAAAGAATCGTTCAAATGCTCGGGCTGCGTCAGTGACTTTTCCAGTTTCACGCAAACGTTGCATAACCTGTTTATCTTGTGAGTTCCTTGCAGGAGGCGCAGAAGTCCCAGAACGCATCATCTTAGGAGCAGCTTGAAGTTTCTTGGTTAACTCAGGCTTACTCTTTTGAAGTTGCTCATACTTCATTGCTTTATACAAAGAAACCACAGCACGAGAGTCATATACGGAACTGAGTTCTTGGTCAGTCCATCCAACAGATTTCGCATAGTCACGGATTTGTTTCCGAACCGCATCACCCTGTGGAGTGGATAACTCAGGAATCAGACTAACTAGCTTCTCAGATTCTTGACGGAGATGGTTTTGCAAAGAGGCTTGTTGCTCGGCTTGTTGCTGTTGTGCAATGCGTTGCTGTTCTTTCCTGACTACTGCTAACTGCTTCTCACGCTGACTCTGCTCAGCTACCGCTACCGCATAACCGATAGGGTCTGTTTCCTTTAGAACATCTAAGTCCACACCCTTGTTTTGCTGCGTAAGGAAGCTATCCAACGCTTGCAACTTCTGGGCATAAGCCAATCGCTCTTGTTTTACTTGCTCAAGATGATTACGCTCGGCTTCAATAGCCTTACGCTGTTCAGCAAGAGCCTGAGACTTTTTAGTGTAATCCGTGCCTTGTTGATAACCCTTGATAAGTTCATCGAGTTCGACCTCAACTTCCTCACCAGCAGCTTTGACTTTATATCGAGGCTTGGGCTGTTCAATTTCTTCAGATTCCTCTGAATACTCTTGCTCACCTTCATCAGATGCTTGCAGTTCTTCTGTTTGCTGGCGGCATCTAGGCCTGTGTTGGCTTTGGCCGCGAGTGTGCTTGGTGCTCCTTATTTAAGTGACTTTATTGCTGGTCAGACTGGTTTGTCTGGTTCTGCTTTGTCTGGTGCTACAGGAGCTACTATTGGTGGTGGTTCTACAGCATTAACTGGCGGCAGTACTGAAGATGCATTAAAAGCCGCTTTGCTTGCTGGAGGTGGTGCTTATTTAGGCAGCGAAGTACAAAACGCTTTGTATGACTCGGCGGCGGCGGCAGATACAGCAGCAGGACTTAGCCCAACATATGGTGGCCCAAATCCAATGTATGGCACAAAATACGATGCCGCTATGTCAGATTTGCTTGGCTCAACTGAGGCGCAAAATGCGTTGTCTGACTATGTTGCCAATGCTGGTACTGTTTCGGTCACAGCGCCTACTACGCCATCATTGAGCAACGTAATAAGTGCAATTGGCTCTACATTGCCTGATGCTGGAACTGTAAAGGTTGATGCTCCTAAATCAACGCAAGTTGATCAAAATGTTATTAACCTGATTAACAGTCAACTTGCTTCTAATGTTACCAAGCCATCAAATGTTGCTAATGTAGAAGTTACAAGCAATAAACCGGCAACAGTGCAAGATGTTGTAAACGCTATTACAGCTACTTTGCCTACAGTAACTCCTACTCAGGCTGCAACGATTGCTGAACAAGTTGTCACGAGCAATAGACCGGTTACTACTCAAGAAGTAATCAATGCAATTACTGCGGCTTTACCAACAGTTCCTGCTGTGACGACTCCTGTAGTTCCAGAGCAAACAATTACTGCGCAAAAGCCATCCAGTATTATTGATGCTGTTACGGCCGCAACTATTCCGTTGATTCAGCCAAGTGTTCCATTGGAAGTAACACCAGTAACTGCTGAAAAAACAACTACTATTGACCCAATTAGGGCGGCTCAACTTGGTTTAACTGCTGCTGGTCTGCTTGGTGCAGGTAGTGCAATGTCTGGTGGTGGTGCTACTCAGTACCCAATTGTTCCTGTTCCAGAAAGCTGGAAAACTCCTCCAAGACCTAGTGTTGCGCCAGCCACACAATTGCCTCCAATTGACTTTGGCAATCGTAATCTGTTGATTGGCACTCAATGGGAGAAGTTCCTAGACCCCAACTATGGCAAAGTGCCAGCACCTGTGCAATACTCACAGCCATCAAACCTGAGTTACAACGATTTGATGGGCATCTTGGGTAGCAAGCAAGGTATGCCTCCTGCAAGTAGCTTGAGCATCAACGACATTATTTCTGGAATACAAAACCAATATGGACAAGCACCTGCTCGCACAATGGGCTAAAAACTTACTGAATGATGACTTTTTCAAAGAAGTCATAGATAATTTGAAAAAAGAGCAGATTAGTGTGATAATTAACACAAGTGCGGAAGAATCTGATAGGCGTGAAGACGCTTATAGGCACATCAAGACAATTGAGCTAATTACAGGACACCTAGAAGGCTTGGCCTCGGAAACTGTGATTAAAGAGAAAAAATGGAAAATTTTATAGTCTAACGACTATCCTCTGTCCAGAAGGTTTCTGGCGATTTTTGAGATGACAAATGGAAAACACCAACCCACAAGGGAGTGAAAGCCTAAATGTAAACCAAGCCGCTTCAGCGTTTGAGGGACTGATGGGTGATTCTGACGAAGCCGAACAAGGCCAATCTGAGGAACAAACAGAAGAACTGCAAGCATCTGATGAAGGTGAACAAGAGTATTCAGAGGAATCTGAAGAAATTGAACAGCCCAAGCCTAGATATAAAGTCAAAGCTGCTGGTGAGGAAGTTGAGGTCGAACTCGATGAACTTATCAAGGGTTATCAACAAGGTACGGATTACACTAAAAAGTCTCAGGCTCTTGCTGAACAACGTAAGGCTATTGAAGCCGAGCGTAATCATCTTGAGCAAGTAAAACAAGAGCGATTGGCTTATGCCCAGAAGTTGCAAGCGTTGGATAGCTTCCTTACGCAGCAAAA